ATAGACATAAAGGACCTCCAATAAACGTCATTAGACAATGGGTAGGAAGGAAAGGTATAAAAGCTAGGAATGAATTAGGACAATATATAAGCAATAAGAGTTTAGCTTTTTTAATTTCAAGATCTATAAGAAGTAAAGGTATTAAGTCTACAAGTTTTTACGGCAAACCTTTAAGTTGGAGTTATAAGAAGTTTATAAAAGGACTTGAAGATAATTTTAAAGATGACGTATTAAAAGAAATTAAAGCATTTAAAAAGACATTAAAATAACATGGCAATAACAATATTACAGAAACCAAAATTTAAACTTATACCTGCTTCTTCTAAAATTATATTTACATTAACAGATAATGTAGTTTTAGCAAATAAGAAGAAAATAAAATTTGTAGCAGAAGTATATGTAAGCAATAAATCAGGTAATATAAGTAACAATATACAAAATAGGGTAGCAGTACTAAAAACAACACCTAACGGTGAAGGTAGTGCAATATTCGATCTATCACCTATATTACAAAGTCAAGTATCACCTGATTATGAAGGTGGTACAGTACATAATAGTAATACTAATTTTCATTCACAATACAATGGTGTAGATTATTCAGATACAACACCGCATACTATACACCAAATAGACGACTTCAGTACAAATAGAAATTCCGTAAGGTTCTTTAAAGTTATGTTTAATGTAGAAGCAGCAGCAAGTCTTACAGGATCAGTAACGCAACAATATAATACAGACACACCTTCTGACGTATTCCTAATATACAACGGCGTATTATATGATACTGATACTATAAAAATGGGTTCTAGCGGTAATTTCGGTTATCATTTAGGACACCAGAATTTAATAATGAATAGTAGCGGTGATAAATTCTTTACTAATTCACCAACTACACAATACGTAAGAACAGCAGACTATTTAACACTTCCTTTTATTAGTCAATACGATGACGATTTTAGAGTAGGTGTATCAGGTATAACTTATCCTTCTATAAGGTATATAAAAATACAATTCTATTACAATGGATCTACTACAGGATCTTTAATTACAAAAGAAATAGCAGCATCAACAGGTGGACATTCAGCTTATATGAGTGATAGTAATGTTAAACTACAATTTGCAGGTGTAGGTACAGGTAATTTAGTAGGTTCAGGTGTTTCATTACCAGCTAATTGGGATTACTATACAGTAGTAGCACACGATTATGCAGATAATTTAGTAAGTGATACATACTATTTTTATAAACAAGATGAGGATTGTAAAGGTTATGAAACTATACGTCTAACATGGTTAAATAAATTCGGTACATGGGATTACTACAATTTTACGAAGAAGTCTACAAGAACATTTAACGCAACAAGAAAGACATATAGTCAAATAACAGGATCATGGAATAAAAGTAAATATATATTAAACGGACATTCAGGCGGTTCTAAAAGTTTTAACAACACTATAAAAGAATCAATAGTATTAAATACAGATTATATTACAGAAGCCGAATCGGAGTGGTTAGAAGAATTATTTATAAGTAATGACGTATATATATTAAAACAAAGAAGTACAGATAGTACAGACGAAGGTTATATAAGAAAGTATATCGAACCTGTTACATTAACAAGTAATTCATATATAAGAAAGACAACAGCAAATGACAAGTTAATACAACACACTTTAAATATACAAACTACAAGAACTAAAAAATCACAAAGAGTATAATGAGCGTACAATTAATAGTATATCCACAAAGTAATACAGAGGGGGTTTACGAACCTACATCTACACCTTTGTTTCCTGAGCATGTAAGTAATTATACATTTAACAATAGTGCATTCGGTTCTAGTTATAATTTAACAGGAACACCAGCAGTAGATACAGTAGTAGCAAATGTAACACCAACAAATACATGGAAAACATGGCATAGTACAGGTGGTACATACGGATCTATCTCAGCGCCTGTAATATCTAGTGGTAAAATAACTTTAGACAGTCACGGTTCTACAGCATCTTCTACAGGTATATTACAACTTATAGACAATTTAATAGTAGGTGGTACTTACACTTTAAAAATAGAGATTCTTGCAGGTACTACAGGACTTGTAGTAATAGGGCATCATTCATCATGGGGTACTATATCTGTACCTTACACACCTATATTAAATACTTCAATAACACCTAGCGTCGGCACACAGACATTAAGTTTTACAGCAACACACGCAAGTATGGTATTTATTTTACATTATGTAAATAGTGATAACAGCAATTTAGAGATAGGTAAAGTATCTATAAAACCTACTGCAACTACATCACCATTAGTAGACGAATATAGAGACGGACAACAAATATTAGACTTATATAGTGAAACAAATATACCTTTATCTTTAAGTATAGATAATTTTAAAAACGTAGCAGAAAAGTCACAAAGTTATAGCAAAGGTTTTAAATTACCAGCAACAAAAAAGAACAATAAAATATTTAATAGTATATTTGATATAACAAAGTCAATACAGGGAGATCAATTTGCATTCAATCCTTATAGAAAGACAAGAGCGATATTAAAAGAAGATAGCTATATTATATTTGAAGGTTATTTAAGGTTAATAGACATAGACGAAAATAACGAAGAAATAAGTTATAACGTAAACCTATATACTGACACTGTTTCTTTAGCAGACACACTAAAAGAAAAGAAATTTAAAGATATTGACTTTTCAGAATTATATCATTCATACAATAAAACAAATATTAAGAATAGTTGGGAATCAGACACAGGTATTACATTAACTAACGCAATAACTACAGATAGTTTTGCTTATGGTGGTGCAAGTTTAGGTACAAGTAAAACAAACGTAGTTAAATATCCTTTTGTAAAATGGAACGGAGATAGTTATTTTGATCCAGATGACGCAGACGTAAAACTAACTACACTTGAAGATGCGTTCAGGCCTTGGTTAAGGTGTAAGTATTTAGTAGATCGTATAATAACAGAAGCAGGGTTTACATATAATTCAGATTTTTTAGAAAGTTCTGATTTTACACGCTTATTTATGGACTTTAATTGGGGATCTGAAACTATTATAGATTCAGGTATAACACATTCGGACACAAAGAAATTTGTAGATGAACAGGTAATAGGAACATCATACACAGTTATACAGGCAGATCTTTGGCAAAGTAATAATTATAGTAACAACGCTAGTACTTTAAGTGAATTTAATAATTCTACACACATATATACAGCTACACAACAAAACCAATTATTTGTATTTTCTGGACAAGTGCCTATAAAGAACCATGATAGTTCGAGTAGAACAGTAACAGTCAGGTTACACCATAAAAATAGTGCAGGTACTACATTAAATATTATAAACTTAATGACTTCTTCAGGGACTACTATATCTATAGGAGCAGGCGGTATGAGGTACTTTTATGCGCCTTATTTAGAAATTCATTGTTCATTGAATGATACTATACAACTAGAAGGTATATCTTCTGCAGGATCTTTAGTAAAAGTAGATTCTAGTGTTGGTATTGGTGACTATATGCATGTAAAGATAAATCAGACAGACACTATATCTAATCACCATTTTCACAGTTTACGTGGTGAACTAGGACAATGGGATTTTATAAAAGGTATTATGAATATGTTTAATTTAGTTATATTAAAAGATAAGACAGATCCTTTTACATTAATTATAGAACCTTATAGGGCTGTATTTATAGACGATTCAGAAAGTCAGTATATCACACATAGTACAACGAAAATAGATTGGACTAATAAAGTAGATATATCTTCTATAAAACAGAAGCCTATGCAACTTAAAAAAATGGTTAAATTAAACTATGTAGAAGAAAAGGAAGATTATCCTAAGAATGTATATTCACAAGCAACAGGACACGAATACGGAAAGTATGAAATAGACGCTTCAGACTTTGATCTACTATCAGGTGAAGAAAAAATACAAGCTACACCTTTTGCAGCTACATTTGTAAAACCAATATTTGAAACTTTCGATCCTGAAATGGTAATACCTGTTATATACCAAGAAGATAACGAAGGGTTTAAAGGTTATAAGAATAAACCACGTATTTTATATGATGTATCACATAACACTAAAAAAACTTTAACAGGAGGCACATATTATATACCGCCACAAAACGGACTAAGTAGTGAGAATCAATCAAGCTTCGGACAATTCTCACACCTAACAGAAGTACCTACGACAACAAGTACAAAAGACTATAACTACTCAACACAGCAAATAGTAACACAAGTAGGTGCATTTATTCCTGTAGATAATTTATTTAATACGTATTGGAGTCCTTATTATGATGAACTATACAATTCAGATACAAGAGTTGTTACAATGAAAGTAAACCTATCACCTTCTGATATATCAAACTTTAATTTTTATGATACAGTATTTATAAAGAATAGAGAATATAGAGTAAATAAGATCGATTATAAACCTTACGAATTAAGTACAGTAGAATTTATATTAATACCATAATGAATTATAAAAAAGGATATAAAATAAAACCTAAATTTACTAACGTAGACGGAACAGTAATATTTACAGACGGCACTAACGAAGTACAGCCTAATCAAAAAGCATGCGAAGCGTACGGATATAAGTACGACGTAGAATCAGGTACTTGTTACGCTTTTCAACATACAAGATTAGATAAAAAGTTTAGTAATGATACAAGTATTATAAAAGGAAGTAGAAACGTCTTAGAAGGTGGTGTAAATAACGCAATTATATTAGGTAACAATAATACACTAGAAGGTAATAATAGTAATTGTAATATAACAGGATCTAATCATACAATAGAACAAGATGCTAGACATACTTCTATATTAGGCGGTACATACGCTACAACAAAGAGGACAGGCGAAGTAGTTTTAGGTGGTGGTGGGTTTGGTGGTTCTACAAGTTTAGCACAAACAAGTATATATCACATATCTAACGTAAGTAATGGTGCAGACGTAACATTATATTGTAACTATAATACTTCAGGTACAGAAGAAATATTAATACCTAAAAACAGTATATGTATATATGAGATCTATATAACAGGATTATGTTTTGGTGGAACTAGCGGTACAGCAGGACATTATCAAGCTAGAAAATTATACGGAACTTTACTATGTTTTGAGGACGGATCATTTACACATGACGCACATAGTAACGAAGATATAACAACTTCAGGAACAACAGGAACAATAAGTATAGATACAGGTACAGCTTATACCTTTTCAGTACAGGTAGCAGGACAAAGTAACGTATCAGTACAATGGAACGCAACAGTAAAATTATATATTAATCAAACTAACAGGGTAAGTATAACTCCTTAAAGATATGGCAGAAAACGTAGAATTAAATTTAATATTAAAAGGTGGCGCTAAGTCAGTAAAAACAATAGGTGAACTTGAGAAAGGGTTAGAACAAGCACGTGAAGAAATAAAAGGTTTAGAAAGAGGTAGCGAAGATTTCAATAAACTAGCTACAGCAATACAACAAGCAAGTTCGGAAGTAAAAACCTTAGAGAAACAAATGGAAGGTTTAGAACCACAACAAAAAGCCGAAGCCTTCTTAAAAATGGGTGAAGGTATCGCAGGTGGGTTTATGGCAGCACAGGGAGCTATGGGTTTATTAGGTGTAGAATCAGAACAATTAGAACAAATACAAGTTAAAGTACAGTCAGCAATTGCAATAGCAATGGGTGTACGTATGATCTCAGAAGCAGCTTTAATGGCTTCTACTGCAAAAAGGGTTCTTATAGAAAAGGCAGCAGCAGTACAGACAGGTGTATTAACAGGTGTAACAAAAGTAAAGACAGGTGTAACTATAGCAGCCGCAGGAGCACAAAAATTATTATCTTTTGCAATAGGTACAAGTGCAGCAGCATTAAAGGTGTTAAAGTTAGCAATAGCAGCTACAGGTATAGGTGCGTTAGTAGTAGGTGTAGTAGCATTAGTAGGAGCATTAAAAAGATCTAGAACTGCATCTAGTCAACAAAAAGCAGCATTAGAAGCACAGACACAAGCAAATAAAGATCTATTAAAATCTATTGAAGATAAAACAAAAGCATTAGACAAAAAAATATCACAATCAGCTACAGACACTCAATTACAATTAGCTATTAATAATGCAACAGATGAACAATCTAAGATAATAGCAAAAAACAATAAAACAATAGAAATAAATAACAGAGCTATTCAGGCTAATAGAGAATATATATCGCAAAATAAGGAGGCAATAAAAACAAAAACCGAGAATATCGAAAGGTATAATAAGGCTATAGCTGAAGGTAGAGATGTAACAGATGCATTTACAGAACAAGTAGAACGAAATAAAAAAGAAATTATTGAAGCACAAGGTTATATAGATAAACAAACTAAATTAATAACTAAACAATTAAAGAAAGTTAATGAATTAACTATTGCAAATGATAAACAAGCACAAATAATAGATCTACTAGCTAAAAAGAAACAGCTAGAAGAAAAAATAGCATCAGAAAACGCAGCAAAGGCAAAAGAAAGAGCGCAACGAAGAAAAGACGAAGCAGCAGAACTATTAGCATTAACACAAGAAGTAACATTATTAATGATAGAAGATGAAGATGAAAGGGCTGAAGAATCATTAAAAATACAAAGAAAGAACGACTTAGCTAAAGTAAAGAACCATAGGAATCGTAAACTTATGGAACAAAAAATTAATGAAAAATATGATGCATTAGAAAAGCAGTCAGTTAAAGAACAACAGAGAGTAGATGAAGAAAATTGGGAGGCATTCAGGAAGAAATTAGAACAAATTACGGGGCAAGTTTTAAAGTCCGAGAAAGAAATGGAAATATTGGCAGTGAAAGAGAAATACGCAGAACTAGAGAAAGAGGCGGATCGACATAATTATAATATGACAGAAGCTAAAGAAGTTATGGAGAAAGAATTAGCAGACATAGAAAAAAAATATAAAGATCAGAAAGACGCAGACGACAAAGAAAGAGCAGAAACAGAAATAGGTTATAGACAACAAATAATGGCAAACTATTTTCAAGCTTCTAAAGATTTTGCAGGTGATAATCAAAAATTACAAAAAGGTATAGCAGTAGCAGAAACAATATACAATACACAAGCAGCAATAATGGCAGCAATAAGACAAATACCTCCACCTTTCGGTATACCTACAGCAATTAGTGTCGGTGTAATGGGTGCAGCAGCTGTAAAAAATATATTAACAGAAAGTATGGGTGGTATTGGTGACGTAGAAGATCCTTCAACACCAGACGCTATGGTGCCTTCTGCTACAGGTGCATTTACTTTAGGTGGTGCATTAGAACAAGAACCTGTTAAGGCGTACGTAGTAACAGATGAAATGACGGACAGTCAAGAACAACTATCTGATATAAGAAGAAGAGCAACTATTTAAAAATCAAATAAACTAAAACTATTTATATTATATTATATGAAGAAAACAACTAAGATCACAGAACTTGTTATAAGTGACGAAAACGAAGCTTTAGCAATCGACGCAATATCCTTAGTAAATTCACCAGCTATCGAAGTAGATTTTATATTCTTTGGTAAAGAAAAGAATAATTTAACATTCTCAAAATTAGACGAAGAAAAAAGGGAATTAATCAGTCCTGCTTTGATACCTAATAAACAAATATTTAGATACGATCCTAATACAGATCAGGAATACTATGTATATTTTAGTAAAGATACTGTAAAGAAGGCAGCACATTTATACTTGAAGCACAATAATCACCATAAGGCAACATACGAACACGAACAAAGAGTAGCGGGTGTTTTAACTGTTGAAAGTTGGATTAAAGAAGGTGATAGTGACAAGTCAAAATTATATGGGTATGATCTAAATGACGGTACATGGTTCGTTAAAATGAAGATTGAGAATGACGAACTATGGCAAAAAATAAAGGAAGGTGAATTAAAAGGACTTTCGATTGAAGGTTATTTCGTAGATAAGTTACAAAAGATGAGTAAACCTGTATATACAGAAAATGATATATTAGAAACACTAGCAGATATATTGAAAATCAAATAGAACTTAAACAATTATATTTAATACTATAAAAAAAACTAGACAAATGGAATTAAAACAACAAATTTTAAACGCTTTAGGGCTTTCAAAAGACTCTGAAGTAAAGTTAGAGTACCAAGCTAAATTGGTAGACGGTACTATTATTGTATCTTCTGGAGATTCATTGACAGAAGGTGGGGACGTATCGATCCTAGCTGAAGATGGTACTACTATGCCATTACCAGCAGGTAATTATGAAACAGATGAAGGTGTTACATTCGTAGTAGAAGAAGAAGGTATCATCGCTTCTATAGGTGAAGCAGAAGAAACGGAAGCAGATGAAGAAGATGAAGATTACGGTAAGGACGATGAATATTCTGAAGAAGTAGAAGCATCAGAAGAAAACATTGAAGAAGAAATTATCGAAGAAGAAGAAAGATTACCTAAAAAAATCAAAACTACTGAAGAAGTAGAATTTAATAAAGAAGATCTAATCAATGAGATCGGAGCAGTTATTAAAGAACTACTATCAGAAGTTAAATCAGACTTAGAGAGGTTAGACGCTGAAGTAAAAGACATGAAAGGTGTAAACGAAGAATTAGAAGTAGAGAAAGAAACTTTGTCAGCACAATTAGAGGAACTTTCAAAAGAACCAGCAGCAGAACCTGTTACAGTAAATAAGTTTTCAGAAACAAAAGAAGTAAAACCAGTAGACTTTAGTAACATGACAAGACAAGAGAAATACTGGTACAATATAAATAAAAATAAATAATTAACTAAAAAAATTTAAAAAAGATGGCATTAACTATTACATCAAGTTCTTATGCTGGTAAACATGCAGGTTTGTATGTAAACGCAGCTTTGAACATGGCAAAATCTTTAGAGTACATGACGGTAAGAGAAAACGTGAACTATAAAGAGGTGATCAACAGAGTTAGTGGTGCAAATTTAGTAAAAGACGCTTCATGTGACTTTACAGAAAATTCAGCAACATTAACAACTAACGAACAAGTATTATTCGTAGAACCTTTTCAAATTAATATTGACGTTTGTAAATCTACAATGATTTCTGACTGGGCTTACGAACAACAAGATGACTTCGTTGCTTATGCAATGACTTACTTATCAGACAGTATTGCTGATTCAGTAGAAAGTTCAATTTGGACAGGTACTACAGGTACTTCAGGACAATTTGACGCATTAAGTTCTTCAGGTATGGCTTCATCTTCTGCATCAGGAGCTTATACAGCAGCTAACATTGTAGCAAACCTACAAACATTAGCAGGTGATATTCCAGCAGCAGTATACGGAAAAGATGACTTATATATTTACATGAACAAAGCAACTTACAGATTCTATATATCTGCAATTTCTGCTTTATCTGCATTTCCTTTCAACCACATGGGGCAGTACACACCAGAATTTGAAGGTATCAAGATAGCAGTTTGTCCAGGAGTAGCAACAAACACAATGTGGGCAGGTACTAAGTCAAACGCATTCTTCGGAACTTCACTAAATTCTGATCTTACAGAGGTGAAAGTATTAGATATGGCTGACTTAGACGGTTCTAACAACATCAGAATGGTTGCGAGATGGACAGCAGGTGTTCAGGTAGGTGTACCAGCAGACTTTACTAAACAATCGTAATTATAAATATTAACCAATAAAACCTAAAAAAAATGGCATGTAATTTAACTAAAGGACGTAATATCACTTGTAGAGATGGCATAGGTGGAATTAAAGCTATATACATTGCACAACATGATGAATTAACGTCTTACACAGCAGCAAGTGGTGAAGTTACTGATTTTGACTTAGGTTCTGGTGACGATATTTATAAATACATTTTAAAGAGAGGTACAGGAAGTGTAACAGAAACTATAAACGCTTCAAGCGAAAATGGAACAGTTTTCTATACTCACTCAGTAAATATCAAGCTTCACAATTTAACAAAGGAAGATCAAAACGAAATAAAATTACTAGCACAACAAAGAATGGTAATATTTGCAGAACTTAACCAATTAAATAGCACAGGTAAAAATACAATTGTAGCTATGGGATTAGACAATGGTTGTGAGTTATCTGCAGGTACATCAGTTTCAGGTGTGGCGCTAGGTGATTCTGTAGGTTATGACTTCACTTTTGAAGCACAAGAACCTAATCCAATGCAATTAGTAGCGGATTACACAACAACTCCGTTTGACAACGGATCGTTTACATTCAACGCAATAGTACAAAACTAAGAATGTAAATGTTTTATATAATTAAGGGGGGCAATAGCCTCCCTTTTTTTTAACTTTGTAAAAATTAAAATTATGTATAAATTAAAAGAACAGTATAAAGGTGTTACAGTAAATAAATCAGGACGTATGGTTATATTAGACAATGTAAAATCAGACGAAGTAGAATTATTAGGTGTAGAATACTTCTTTACTAAAGAAAAAACAAAGAAAAAACAATCACCACCACCAAGTAAACTCTAAAAAGACAAAATAAAAACGTACTTTTTATATTATATAGTATGATAACAGGTGTTTATGGTAGTACAATAACAGCTTATTTAAGTTTAGAAGAAAAAAGGATTGATACAGCAAAG